CCCTGACCATCGCCACATCGGGAAAAGTACAAATTTGAAGAAACATCGACAGAAACCTTTGCACGAGGTTTAGCTTCGAATTTTCCTTTTGTGGTAAGGTTCCAATTATGTCTGTAACGAGTGCTTACGAGTGCATTTGTTACGACTGCGACAGCTACTCGTAGTACCCACAATGCCCAAGTAGTCGTTTGTTCAGGAAAGTGATTACGAAGGAGTGGTGTCAGACCGACGGTCTTAGCCGGAGTAGACTATTCCCATGGGTATAGCCGGCGATCTCCAGTATGGAATGTTTGGTCAACAGATCGACCCTAGCTACTGCAGAAGCAAGTTGCAACGTACTGAACGAAGTGGTTACCAATTGAACAATTGGGGCGTCGAGGAGCCAAATCTGAGCGTACGCTATTCGACAAGGCACCATGAAAAAGTAACTATAATATAAAACCTTCGAGCGCCATTAAATGGAATCATCAAAAGACAAAAATATTAAAGCATACTTTCGCCGTACTGCCGGAAAGCTAAAACAGGTTGTCTGTGAACCTAAAAGAAAATCACAAAACAGACTGGGAGATGAACCCAACAAACATTCATTGGGGTCTCCTGAAGAGACACCCTGGTTTTTGGGGTTGGATAGCACCCTGGAGGAGAGGGCGTCGTTGGTATCTGTGAACAATCGATACTCGGCGCTTCTCGAAACCTCCGAAGAACCCGAAATGCCTCAACCACCACAAGTTGAGGTTGTTGAGAGACCACTGTTTCCAACAAAATCCGTTACTATAAAAGCTCCCGAACAAAAGGTTAGCTTCGGATTTGATTGTACTATCACCGTTGATAAAGACAATCATATTGTTGTAGTACCGGATATTAAGGAGGAGCCGAACGTCCTCCCGGTACCATACAAGGCTGTTGAGCTTGTGCAGGCTCCAACTGAGTGTGTTGCCAATTCCCCTGTTAGTGTAGTCTCAGCACCAGCAGAGGAACCAGCCAAGAAAGTGGCAGACACCTGTTCAGTAGGTGTTGGAGTGGCTGAAGTTGTAGATGAATGGGAGGAGTTCAAAATACCAAAACGTTCCACAGTCAACAAAATTGTGAAGAACAAAAAGAGCTTCGTAGTCTACAAAAAATTGCTGTACCACTTGAGGTGTAAGTTCCACCTTAAGTATAGGGATCATCACCATATGAATACCTTGGTGAATGAAGCACGACTTTGGCTCATCAAGAACGAGCACAGTTGTGATAATGAACAAGATTTCGCCATACTAGCTAGTGCAGTGCAAGTCGCATTCCTAGTTTGTGAGGAGGAGCTCGAGTTTAGACAAACTATAAAGGATAGGACCAACTGGGACAATATGGTTCACCTAAACAAGACCGTAACAGGAAACCTGGGTAAAATGCATGGCATTCCAGAGGACCATTCCTTCATTGGAAGACGTCTTTCCGATCTACGGCTATCTCCTAAACGCTTGGAGATATAGGATTGCCTCATCAAGTTGCCTTGTCTCTGTATTGGAACAACACCGCGCGATATAAATAGACCAGAGTTCAAGGTTCGAACCAACTTGATAGGCTTGCATAAAACATCCACATATGCAAAATTGTATGATTTTGAAGGTTGCGAACCGCAGTTCTATTGGAATAAATGCGCATGCAACGAGTTTGACGCTTTGTGCCGTCGACATAATCCCGAAAATCTGAGCAACTATGTGCCCGGAAACCAACACATTGTCAGTGTTGAGAAAGAGATAATGTCTATGGCAAGAGAGTTACAACCGTTCAATGCCGCACCATATACAACTGTGATCGAAAATACCAGACCGTCAATCAAAGCGCGATATAAAAGAGCACATTACAACATAACCAACAAGCGTGAGTACCTAAATCCACTGATGAGTCGCATATCAGCGTTCGTTAAATACGAGAAAATACCGATAGGTAAATTTGCAGCTGGGAAAGCTCCCCGACTAATTCAGTATAGGACATTTGAGTATTTGTACTTACTCAAAAAATCTATACTACCTCACGAGTTACAGTTGAAGAGTGCCAATTTAAAGTGGAATGGCCAATCAGTCAACACCATCTTGACTAAATTACAGGACAACTATGGGTGTGCTAGCGTCCTACGAACACATTGGGACGCATTTACAGAGCCTGTGGCTGTTTGCTTGGATCACAAATCCTTCGACGGACATTATGTCGAAGAGTTATTGGGTATAGAGAAAAAATACTGGGAGAGCTTGAGCTCGGATAGCTTGCTCAAAACATTGCTAGAGATGCAATTCAACAACAAGGGTAGAACGCAGAATGGGCTTCGGTATAAGACCAAAGCGAAGCGCATGTCTGGTGAATATACCACCTCCACAGGAAACTCTATAATAAATTATGCCATGTTAGTAACCTGGTTGAAGGTATCGGGTATTAGCAATTTTAGGGTGGTTGTCAACGGAGACGACTCTGTGTGTTTTATGGAAAGAAAGGAATTAAAGAAGTTGCAAGACCTCAACTTCTTCAATAACTTTAATATGGAAACAGAGTGTGATCGGATCGTGCACAACTTCCAAGAAATTAGCTATTGCCAAGCCTCTCCCATCAGAGTGATGCGAAACCAGGAGCTAGTGTGGTTTATGGTTAAGTCTCCTATAAGATCAATGTCGAGACTTAGCTATTGTGATTCAAAATTCTACAAGTGTGCCAGCAGATTCAGATTATCTACAGGACTGTGTGAACTAGCCATATCATCTGGTGTACCAGTCATGCAAGCTCTATCTCTGTATATTTTGTCAACAGCGGGAACAACCAAACCTCTCGGATCGGTCGACAAGATCCCGGCCAAGCACTCCGGAAATCTATCAGAGGTCAAAAACATATCGTCTGAGACCAGATGTGATTTTGAGATGGCCTTCGGTATAACCATTGATCAACAACTACAATGGGAATCCGAATTGACCGGGAAAATAAGATCAACCCAAGATCTCAAACAATTTCTCGCAAAATACAAAAAATTCATTTTAAATTAGCACTATGCCTAACACCCAATCTAAACAGGCTAAACCTAAACAAAAACGGGCGACCAATAACAACAAAACAAAGACAGCGCCAATAGCCATAACAACAATAACAAGAACAAATGCGCCAAAGATTCGTCAAACTCCTAAAGGGTTTGTTGTGTCTCATCGGGAGTATCTCCAGGATATTAGCTCAAGCGATAGCAATTTTAGGAATACTACTATTAGCGTCAATCCTGGTCTATCACCATCGTTCCCGTGGCTCTCGGCTATTGCTAGCAGGTTTGAGTCTTACCTGTTTAAGCGTTTACATTATGTCTATGAACCCATTTGCCCTACTACGACTCCTGGCTCCGTTATGATGGCAGTTGATTACGATGCAGCAGATTCACCACCAGCTACCAAAACTGCGCTTATGTCTTATCGATCAGCAGTCAGATCATCACCTTGGTCCAAGGTTAGATTTGATGCTCTTAAGTCTGACTTACGCAAATTTGGTGTGCAACGCTACGTTCGTGCAACAGCTAACCCAGCTACTACCGACATTAAAACATATGATGTCGGCAACCTGCAAATCGCAACTCAAAACACTCCAGCTGCGCCAACTACGCTTGGAGAATTGTATGTTGAGTACGATATTGAGTTTTTCACTCCACAAATCCCCCCTACGCCATCAGTTGCTCGTAGAAATGCAGAGCAGTCTGCAGTTTTAGCCATCCCGAGTTCTGGTCCGGTGTCACTTAATGCAACTATTACAGGATATACCAATGGCCCATTGTTTTGGATAGACAAAGCTGACAGTACAGGGGTTGATCTAATTATGGACATGACAAAATTCGCTGACGCTTATTTGACAGCCATGACAGGTACAGCAGGTAACATAACAGGAGGAGCTAGCAAACTGCTCCAATTCTACAACAATATAAATCCAGATTCGGCTGATCCAAGATCATTGTTTAGATTTTCCAGAGTTGGTGATCCCCCAACAGCGAGCACGTCCTCTGGAAGATATTATGACACATCGCCAACTAATTTTGTTGTATCACACTTGCTCGCACAAAAGGGTGAGTATAATAACAACACATTTGGAGCAGACTTACTACCGATACGAGTGCCCAGGCCATCAACAGGAACGCTTGGGCTAAATTTGAACGTACAACCGGCTCACCAATTGCCACAGGCGTTATTCACTCGTTTCTTCGGGACAACGGGCACAGATTGGGCCTTTCCCAACGTTGCGATACCAACATTCGCCTCTTCTAGATCTTTAAAGAGGGACACCGATGGGGTTACACAATCGTTTAATTATTTGTCACCCAATGATGTGCAGGAAATTACACCTGAACAGAAAGGGAGGTTTAGATTTGCTTAATCGTAGTTTAGCACTAAATAAGGGACCGAGGTGTTAGTGGTACCTACTAACATAAATATGTCTAGAAACTAAAATTAAGGGCTTATTATTAAATAAAAATTAGTGCACATGATTAGTTAACGGAAACAACTCCGGGATACCCTTCAAACCCCTGGGAAGGTAAGAAGGATTGCATCGGATCTCGTAGCCTTAGGTTAGTAACTGATCAAAAAGAAGACGTGGATATAGTGGAG